TTATTTTAGAAAATACGGTACTGGGATAAAGAAGCAAGATTTAGAAAAATGCAGTATCAACAGGGTATCGGCATCATTTAACCGCTACGCAAGCGGTGGGTTGTACAGTTGGTAGAAAGGAGTTGAGTACATGAAAGAAAACGGCAGACCATCAAAATTTGAGCAAGTAAAAGATATGTTATATAAAATGGCATCATACGGAATGACCGATAAACAAATGGCTGATGTTGTTGGTGTATCAGAACAAACGGTAAACAACTGGAAATTAAAAGACCCTAACTTTCTTGAGTCCTTAAAAGCAGAAAAAGAGATTGCGGATGCTAGAGTCGAGCGGTCTTTATTTGAAAGGGCGACTGGGTACAGCCACGCAGAGGATAAAATATTCAATGATAACGGTACACCATTAGTAGTGCCGACGGTTAAGCACTATGCACCAGACACGACCGCCGCTATCTTTTGGTTAAAGAACCGCAAGCCTAAAGAGTGGAGAGATAAACAAGACATTGAGCATTCCGGGGAAGTATCACAAGTGGTTATAGTAGATGATATCAGTAAACTTAAGCGATAAGATATTACCAGCCTTTTATGATTCATGGATAGCATATGATGATCCTAAGTATTTGCACATATACGAAAAAGGTGGTCGCGGTAGTTCTAAATCAACTACCATAACCATGAAGATTATCATTAATCGTATGAAAACTAAAACGCATGCCGTTATAGTTCGTAAGGTTGGCCGTACACTAAGGTATTCGACACGTAACCAGATATTATGGGGTATTCACTATTTAGGCGTGCAGGCTCATTTTAAGTGGAGCGATACACCATCCGGAGACATGACAATTGAATACAAACCAACAGGAACTAAGATATTTTTTGAAGGTGCAGACGGTGATAAGATTAAGGGTTGGAAAACGTATGACATGCCGACAACGGATATATTTTTCGAGGAAATAACAGACTTTAAAACAGATGAAGAACTAACATCAATTAAGCTGTCAATTTTACGGGAGATATTGCCGGACGGATACAAATACACATTCTTTCATGCTTACAATCCACCTAAACGTCGTGGTCATTGGGTGAATAAAACGTGCGAGAGTATATTTCAGCCGGATAACGTTTATATTCATCATTCAGATTACAGGGACAACCTAAAGTTTTTACCACCTGAATTTATCGAAGAAGCTAACAATGTAAAGGCAAAGAGTAAACGCCGTTACGACTGGGAATACTTAGGCTTGCCTATCGGTTCCGGAGTTGTTCCTTTTGATAACCTATCATTCAGAACAATAACCGATGATGAGATAAAACGGTTCGATAATATTAGACAAGGGATTGACTGGGGGTATGGGGTTGACCCTTTATCATTTGGGCGTATGCATTTAGACAAGACAAGGAATATTCTTTATATCTTTGATGAGATTTACGGCGTTAAGATAAGCAACAGGGAATTAGCTGAAAAGATACGGGCTAAAGGATATCAAGGAGATTTAATAACGTGTGACAGCGCAGAGCCTAAGTCAGTATCGGAAATGAATAACGAACATGGGTTAAAATGTATCGGAGCTAAAAAGGGTGCCGGTTCTGTAGAGTACGGCGAAAAGTGGTTGGATGATCTGGAAGAAATAGTGATCGACCCGGGACGATGCCCGAACATTGCTAGGGAGTTTGAAAACATCGACTATGAGACAGACAAAGACGGAAACCCGAAAGCAAGATTGCAAGACAAAGACAACCACAGTATTGACATGTGCCGTTATGCTTGCGAATCGGATATGAAGCAACAAAAACTGCAAACAATGAACAAAAGTATATTAGGATTATAGGGGGAAAGATGCTAAGTATTGAACGCATACAAAGAGAACTTGCAACGTGGGATATCTCACGACTGCAAAAGTTAAAGGACTATTACGACGGCAAGCATGATATTTTAAGCCGTACAATGGACGCAGGGAAGCCGAATAATAAGCTAGTACACAACTATCCTAGCTATATTGTAGATGTGTTTCAGGGGTATTTTATCGGCAATCCAGTCGTGTATTCAGGCGATGAGAAAACACTAGAAGCCATGCAGGATATTTTCAATTACAATGATGAGCAGGACGAAAACAGCGAGATCGCACGACAAGCCGGGATATTTGGTAGAGGTGGGGAAGTACTTTACATTGATGAAGCAGGCCAGGTCCGGTTCAGGTATTGCGACCCGCTATCATTAAAAATAATCTATGATAACAGTATCAACCCTCAAATAATCGGGGCAATCAGGAAATACAGCATTGAGGATGATGCCGGGGAATCGACTGATTATGTAGAAGTTTACGACGATATGGAAGTTGTCACCTATAAGGTTGATGGAATGGGTGAGGTAGATCGAGCGCCTACATTCTTTATGGATGTTCCTGTTGTCGACTATATGAATAATAGCGACGTAAATGGCGATTTTGAGGGCGTTATTAGTTTAATTGATGCTTACAACCTATCGCGCTCAAACAAGACGAATGACCTTGAATACTTCACAGATGCTTACTTATACCTGATTGGATTAATGGGAACGACAGCAGAAGAAATAACCGATATGAAAAACAACCGGACATTATTATTTAATGAGTTGACCGGCGGACAATTACCAGCCGGGTTCCTTGTTAAACCCTCCAATGTGGAAGAAGCAAAAGAACAGATTGCGCAGTTAAACGAGGATATCCATAAATTTAGCAAGGCAGTTGACCTATCAGATGAGAACTTTGCGAACGGACAAAGCGGGATTGCGATGGCCTATAAGCTTTTCATTATGAAGCAGGTTGTCGCTAATAAAGAGCGTAAATTTAAAAAGGGATTGCAAAGACGGTTAGAATTGATTTGCAACTATCTGAATTTCAGAGGTGCAAGCCTGAATTATTTGGATGTTTCTATTAAGTTTGAGCGTAACGAGCCATTAGACGAAGCGCTGAAAGTTACAACAGCTTTACGGTTAAATGGTTTTGTATCTAAAGAAACAGCGTTGAGCGCTTTGCCCTCTTCAATCGTGCCAGATGTAAACGCAGAGATTGAAAAGCTCGAAGATGAAGCGGATCAATACCCAAACAGTACGTTCTTAACTGATACCACAACAGAAACTGAGGTCGTAACAGATGACGGACAAACAGAAAGCAATTAAAAAGGCCTATGATGAGATAATCAAAGAGGTGTCAGACATTTACTCTAACGGGTGGACTTATGAAGATTTTATGAAGTTCACCCGGGCGAAAAAGTTTGATGATAAGCTAGAAAAAGCGTTATCAGACATGTTTAAAGTGCAAACCGAACTGATAGAGGATGGATTAAAAAAAACCTATACAATGGCAACGTCGGACGAAATAGAAGCACTAGAGAAACAAGGAATAGCAGAGAAAGCCTTAATCGGCGTTGCTATTATTGCTTTGCTTAAAAAAGGGATTGACACAAGTGTTATTAATGACCCATATGGTGGCGTTATCTGGAAAGATAGGATTAAACAGCATAACACGAAAGCTTTTATCGAACTATCGAACAAAGTTAGGTCTAACCTCTTCAATAAGACCAGTTATTCAGACTCCATAAAAGATATCAAAAAAACGTTTAAGAGTGATTTAATCACCACTACCATACTGGAAGATACTGAAAAGCGACGTGTCAAGAGCATGGGGCAAACAGATGTATTGGACAAAGTGCCGAAATCAGTTGGACTCATGAAAAAATGGGTGACGATGAAAGATGAACGGGTAAGAAGCTTTGCAAAAGGTGATAGCGCCGACCATGTAAAAATGAATGGCGTCACAATACCATACGAACAAGACTTTGTGACACCGTCTGGGAGCAAAGGAAAAGCGCCACACCAATTAACGGGAGCTAACGCATTAGCCGATAACGTGCGATGCCGATGCATCATGCGGTCTGTTGTTCCATAACGTGTTGCAAATGTCACATGTTGCAAATGCAACAAGAATCGGTTATAATTAAGAAAATGAACTAACAGGCACGAACTGTTAGGGCTAAAAGGAGAATAAAATGTTAAGCGATACTACAAAACGAATGAATTTACAGTTATTTGCAGAACCAGAAGTTGCACCAGAACAACAGCCAGAAGCGACACCACCTGAACCGCCCAAGACATTCACAGAAGATGAAGTTAAGGCGCAAGTACAAGCCGAAACAGACCGTAAGGTCACCAAAGCATTAGAGACAGCAAAGGCTAAGTGGCTAGAAGAAGAGCAAGCGAAATTAAAGCAAGCCGAAGAACTAGCAAAGTTAAGCGAAAAAGAACGGCTAGCAAAAGAACTTGAGATTCAACGCAACGAGTTCGAGCAAGAGAAAAGTAAATTTCAGCGTGAGCGTTTAACGTTACAAACCGAAAAAGATTTAATCAGCAAAGATATGCCGGCTGAGTTTGCGCCATTCGTGGTAGCAGATACAGCAGAACAGACATTAATTAACATCAATACATTACAGGCTAGTTGGCAAGCAGCGATTGAAAAGGCTATTGATGATAAAGTAAAGGGCAGAACGCCGACAGGCAACGCACAAGCGACAACAGGAGCAGTCACTAAAGAACAGTTTGAAAAGATGAATTATCTTGAACGGCTGGAATTAAAACAAAAGAATCTAAAACTATACGAATCATTATTGTAAAAGGAGAATTTAAATGGCAGAAACACTATTAACCAACATGATTGATCCCGAGGTTATGGCATCCATGATTTCGGCAACGTTACCAAATAAGATTAAATTTGCACCACTGGCAAACATTGATTCAACTTTATCAGGCAGACCAGGCTCCACTCTTACCGTTCCTAAGTTTGCATACATTGGAGCCGCTGAGGACGTAGCAGAGGGCATTCCTATTGGAATTACTACCCTTACCACATCTGACACCGACTTTACCATTAAAAAGGCCGCTAAAGCCGTAGAAATTACCGACGAAGCAGTTTTGTCCGGTTTAGGCAACCCAATCGGTGAAGCAACTAATCAATTACAGATGTCAATCGCTGATAAGATTGATAATGATTTAGTTGATTGTTTAGAAGGAGCTTCATTAGTTTATAATGACCCGGGTACATTTGACCTTGACACTGTAGCAAACGGCCTTGACTTGTTCACCGACGAGGACGATGAGACAAAAGTAATGCTTATGCATCCACTAGACGCATCTATTTTACGAAAAGCGGTAGCTGGGTCATGGCAACGATACAGCGATTTAGGTGACAGCATTGTTGTAAATGGCACTTACGGGGCTGTATTAGATGCCCAAGTTGTTCGTTCTCGACGAGTTACCCGAGGGTTAGCGCATATTGTTAAACCGGGAGCGTTAACTGTTTTTATGAAGCGTGGCGTACAGTTAGAAACTGACCGGGATATTCTGGCAAAATCTACCGTTATTTCAGCAGATGAACATTACGGCACATACTTATACGAT